CGTCCTGTACCGCCGCGACGCTGTAGTCCTCAATCGTCAGCACAGACGGCTGGAAGGCTTCGACGGTCCCGTAGAAGACGCTGTAGTTAGCCGCTACGAGACCAACGATGCCCTCAAACTGCTGTACCGTGGCCTGGTCATCGACCGTGACGTTGATTGCGTCACTAACGTCGACAGAAACAGGTATCCCGCTAAGGAATGAGGTGTCAGTAACAACCTGGTTGCTGTAGTCCTCGACGGTAAGGCCTGCGTTCTCTAGAGGCTCGACTGACCCTTGGAATGTAGTGTAGTTCGCTCCCACTAGCTCTTCTACTGCAGCAGGAGGTGCCTGGCCCGCAAGGAACCATGTGACGTCAAGGGACGTTGTCGAAAGGTACTCATCCCAAGTAGGAGTGACTTCAGCTTCGACTGTACCATAGAAGGTAGAGTAGCCAGCTACTACTAGGCCCTCGATAGTCTCGAACTCGTCAACCTGTGAGGTGTCATCGACAGTGACGTTGATGGAATCGGAGACATCAACGAGCCTGTCTGCAAAGATAAAGGCAGTTTCGACGTTGCCTTCATTTTCAACGGTCAGTCCTTCAGGTAACCAGAACTCAGTAAGATCTGGAGACTGACCGTAATTTGGATCTGCTGCGACGAGCTCCTCGATAGAAGCAGACGGAGCCTGCCCTACAATGAAGCCGGAGACGTCAATCGAAGCCGTACTTTGGTACTCATCCCACGTAGGAGCGGTCTGAGCCTCTACGTCTCCCTGGAATGCAGTGTAGTTGGCGGCAACCAGACCCTCGATGCTCTCGAACTGTTCGCGGACAGAAGTGTCAGTGACAGTGACATTGATAGCATCAGTGACGTCAACATTCCGGGTAGCGAAGATAAACGCCACATCGTGAACAACTGCGTAGTCATTATCCCACGGTGGAGCTCTTGGCATGTGGAGACTCTCGTAGTCGGAGAGTTGCACGATGTCGTGTGCAGCGATGATCTCCGGAGTAGTTGCATCCGAGGGTGGTAAGACCTGTGAGAAGACCCATGTCGCATCGAGGACAGTCACAGTCAGCGACTGTGACTGCTCGGCGGTATCGTCATACTGTGCCATGTACATCGTCTCGCCGTCTGGCGACTGACCCATGGGCACGTGATTGGCTGCGATGAGCACTTCAATCGGGGACTCGACGCTTAGGATGCCCACGTACTCGACCATCACCGCGTTGAACGCGACATCGGGGGCTGCGTCCGTGCTGAAACCGAAGCGAATCTTGCACGCTTCGAGCGTGCTCTGGCTCCACCCGCCCGAAGGCGCGGCGGTAGCCTCGCGCTTGTAGCCGTTGTAGATCGTCGCCGAAGTCGAAGGGTCAACTAGCCCTGTGGTCGCTAGCGTGGTCCCGGCCGAGTCCACCAGGCGCGCCTCACCGTTGCACGCGGTTGTGGCATCCTCTGCTGCGAACAGAGCACGGATGCCCGCGTTCCAGACTGTGCTCAACGTGGGGGCGAGCGTGGCGAGCAGATATTCCAGATATCCCGCAGCAGCGTTCGCAGTCTGCTGGTCATAGTCCTCGCCGGTCTGCGTGAGGTTTGGAGTGGTCCCGTCCCACGCGTCGTCGATGGCCGCGAGCAGAGCCGCGTCGGTGGAAGCCCCCGCCTGGTCGGTGAACGCGCCTGTGCTTGGGTTGTGCGTCCCAGTAGCACCGACGATTGCCATCCCGCAGAAGTGGTCGCCGAGCGGGTGATCGGCCCCAGCGCAGATGATGTAGTCCGAGTACCAGATGTCATACGCACCCTCGGCCCCCGAGCTGCCGATGCGGAGTGCTGTGATGTTCGCGACGGTCACAGTCCCGGTAGCCGTCCCAACGTCGACGCCGTCGACCTGCAGGTTCAGCGTGCCAGAGGTGGTCGACACGTTGTATCGCGCATCGACTCGGTGCCAGTTGCCATCAGCCACATCCGTCACATCGGTTACCGAAGTACCGCCACCAACCGAGGCTTGGATGAAGCCGCTCGACGTCATCCGGACTGTGCCGTTGTTCGTCGACGCGAACAACGCCATGATCTTGTCGGCAGCGGGGTTGGTCGTGTCGGTAGTTCGGAAGTAGAACGAGATGCAGATGTCGTTGGTGGGCGTATCGTAGTTCATGGAGTACCGAACGCCAAGGGTTGCGCTGTACGCCATCTTGAGTGACACCGCGTGGTCCGGCGTTCGCACGACAGACGGGTCAAACGTGATCTCGTTGCCGTCGTGTACCGGAGGCGCAGAGCTATCTATAATGCCGTCAACCCACGCGGGTGATACTCCAGCGTTCGCAACCTCAAGAACCCGATGCTGGAAGGACTCTATCCGCTTGACGGTCGGCATCAGGTCTCACCGCGCACGATTGTCACGCCAAGATCAAAGCAAACAAAAGGGTAAGCTTCTTCATTAGCTACTCCCTGATGACCTTTGGAGGTCGTGGCAGAACGGGCGGGTTCTCTCTCCCAGGAGCCCACAGTCCTGGCTCTTGAATAACCTCTTCGGCTTTGTAAATGACTTCTTTGAGATGACCTTGGCAGAAGGGAATAATGATCCAGCTGTGCAGTGGTAGCTTAGCAAGTAGCCTAGTGTACCAGTCGAGCTGTGGAGGAGTGTCGTCGATGAAGAGCTCTGCAGTTCCGTAGACCGGATCGTCGCACTCTTCAACGGCGCACTTCTTGTACGCCTTCACGACAACTTGAGGTGACGGCCCTGGGCGGAACCCAGGGCCGTACCTCTTCTCGTCGAGGGTCGGCCTTCTCATGCGCCCTTGCAGACTGCGCAGGTGACCGCTTCCATGTCACCGGTGGTAGTGAGTCCGACTGGATCGTTGACTATCTGTCCGCACTTTGTCCTGTAAACAAAGCCCCCACCTGGGGAGTTGTCTGTAGCCTCTATGTACTCGGGTGTCGCGTTCTGCAGATGTACCTCGACGTACTCCTCAGCCGCAGTAGCAGCCACGCCCTCTTCAGTGTCGCCCATGACTTACGGCTCCTCCCAGTACATGGTGCCGGCCCACGTCGTGGCATCTGCACCGATGTCCTTCTGGAGTGAAAGACGTCCTGTGGTGACTACGAAGGGTTCGGCGCCAGGTGGGAACCAGAGGATATAGGTGCCGACGATGTCGAACCCGAATGAACTGATCGTCACACCAGACGTCGGCTCGGCTGTGTAGGTCGAGGCTGCTACCGTGATTGGTACTCCCGAGCTCAGGTCGAGCTGCAACTCCGTGTTCGTGATGTTGGTCTTGGCTTCAGAACCCGTGGTTGTCCGGTTCAGAATCCACCGAACACCCTGAGCAGCGGTCGCCGCCGTGTTGCCGATATGAACCCCGCGCACCTTCGCACGAACCGTCGCCGCGATCAAGGTGATATGGGTCTTAGGTGCGGCTGCGCCGGCGGTCTTGTCAATCGCTGCGAATGCTGCTCCCGCCACTATTCACTCCTTTCATAGGGTACTGACTTACGGACTTGCACAGAGTACAAAGATGGTAATGGAGTTAGCTACCTGTGTTCTTGCGATGACCCTGTATCGCACAGGATTTCCTTCGCTCGGGAACGGGACCAGGTGCGCCGCTACTATGCCATCAACCTCAGGGTCAAAGTTAGCACCTGGGAACTCGAACCCACCCGAGATAGGAACCTCTCCTGGCAGACAGTCGATGAAGAGTGAAGTATACCCGCTGGGATCGGTTGGAACGGAGTAGCTTCTTACTTGTAGGTTAGCCGTTGAGAAGTAACCTGTCGGTCCCTGAGCACCCGTAGGGCCTTGTGGTCCTTCTTGATTCCATTCGATCGCAGTCTCGCTTGAACTACATGTTTGCCCAGCTTCTGTGTCGATTACTCGAAGGGCTCCTCGAATGTTTGGATTGCCTGACGTGAGATAGCAGCCGTGAATCACTCCACTGCTATCAGGGATAGACGCAACTGCTATGCCGGCAGATACTAGCATCACACCTAAGACGATTCCGACAAGCAGCTTCTTCATCTTATGCCCCTATGTTGATCGTAAGTGTTGCCGTCAGCACCCAAGTCTGCGTCGACGGCTTCGTTCCTAGCACTTCAACCTTGCGGCTGAACATCGTGCCTGCGGCCACTGCATTGAAGTAGCCCCATTCTTCCCATGCGAAGTTTGCCTCTCCAGGCGCAAAGCTCGCCTTGGCTGTAATCACATTGACTGATCGAGATGGGAATGTGGCTTCCATAGGCCGTCGAAAGACTGATCCACCTTGAAGGTCCGTCTGACCAGCTGCGAAGGCTGCGTTCGAGTTACCGACTCCGAGGTGTGCGTTCGCTGCATTGAACTCCGTTACTGCTTCACCGTTGAAGTCAGTTGCAATGTGGTTTCGGCCTGCATCAGTTAGAGCCATTGTCTACCCCTAGGATCTGTGTGTTGACAGCAAGTGAGGAGTCCATAGGTGGTGGGTTTAGAATGCGTTCGATGACCTTGCCATCCTTGATCCGTAGGACTTCGATCGGCTTGTCACCTTCTTTGTACTCACCCTCGTACTTCTCTAGCAACACCTCCTCGTCGAATCCGAGTTCCGAAATGTCCCTGCGATCAGGCACCCTCCACCTCCTTTACGCGTGCTCAAGTGCCATGAACGCTCTGATCGAAACAGCCGCAGGAGCGTTACAGCGGATGACGAACCCTTCACTGACTGCGCTGTCGTACGTCTGCCCGAGTGAGAAGTCGTAGGCGAACAGGCCCTTGTTGGGATCGAGTGCGAAAGGCCTCAACGCTGTAACAACAGTAGGCTCAGTAGTCCAGGCGAATCCTGCTGTCCAGTCGGCTGTAGTGACCCTTCCGTAGGTCTGGCGTTCCGCCCCAGCCGTTGAGGCAGTACCTGGTGAGTTAGTCGCGAAAGTGCAGTAGCAGACCTCGACGAGCACCGGTTCAGCAGAAGCCGTGACTCCGTCGAAGTCGATCTCGAACCCCTGCAGGTCAAGACCTACGCTTGCTCCCGCCTTGGCTCCAAGAACTGTCTTAGCAACACCGGCGGAGAGTGCGACCTCACCTTCGGTTGAACATGCATACCCGAGCTTGGTCATATCCCCTCCTCCCTATGCTGCCCTAAAGAGCCCGGCAACGTTGATCTGTGCAGTTAGATCTGTACCGTCTGTGGTGACTGAGAAGTCGTGGTACGTCCAGGGGATAATGTTCGAGTCGGTACCTGCAGTAGTATCGTCATCATAGCAGACAATAAGCTTGCCAAGTGTGTTGTTCACACCACCGCCTGCAGATGTCCAGATTTGGTCAGGGACGTCGAGGTCTCGACGGTTGTTTGTGTCATCGGGCGCCGGCAAGGCTGCAAGCTCGGCATCAGTCAATGTCTTCCTGACATAGTTCGTGAAGTCAGCTTGGTCGTTCGCTGCTGCTAGGAGTGCTGACAGATCATCGTGGTTGTTGAGTGTATCATCCGCCTCAAGACCAGTCGCTTTGAGTAGGACGACGATGAAGGCGGAGTTCGCGTGGTGGTTGGATTCAATGATGTTGTACCATTCAACACCGCGACCCTTGGCGATGTTGAAAACGCCGTCAGCCACTCTTCACCTCCTTCCTACCCGAGTTCAGCTCTTCGGCTATGCCTACCTTGACGACCTTCTCGTGAGTACCGTCTGCGTACTCAACGATATAGACGTCCGGACCGTCCTTCGGGTCGTCCGACTTACGAATGACTCCGTCGCGTTCTTCCATCTGCATCACTCCTTTGGCCCACCTGTAATGCTACCCTGTCGGGAACCGTCAGCATTCTGACCCTTCGGGACTTCTCCGTTAGGCGGAGCGGGCTGTTCTGGAGAAGCAACCACAGTTGGCCTGCCCTTCGTTATCCTCGCTTCGACATCACGTTCTGTGACGTCGTCGCCTCCAAGCGGGAGGTCCATCTGATCACGGGTCCACTGCTCAAGGTCCGGAGTAGGCGTGAGGATTCCAGGTTCAGTAAGGTTCCTCATCGCGACGCTGAAGGCCCTCCAGTCCGCAGCCTCACCGATACGCCTAACACGGAGCTCAGGGAAGTTGGTCACCTTCGGTCCGTAGTTGTACCTGATGAGTTCCGGGATCGCATCCTTGTTGATGTTCATCCGCACGATGTCAGAGACATAGCGCAAGGCCTTCATGAAGATCTCCATCTGCGAACTACCAAGCGCCCGAGACCCTGAAGTGGTACTACCGAGGTTCATGAACTGCCCAAGGACGTTACGAGCAATCATGAGGTCGTGGTGCTCCGCTGACTGGAGGACGTTCACGACGCCTGTGTTCATCGCAATGAACTCAACATCCCAGCCAGGAGGCAGTGTAACATATGCCTTCTCGTTCGTCCTCAGGTTCCGTCCGAGTTCGTTAGCGAAGTTCTTGTCCTCGTTCGTGAAGCCTGGTGGAAGTTTGATCTTCGGGATACCAATGCCGTGTCGTTCTTTCTGAATTGCATCGACCTTGTACAGGTTCTCTTTGTAGTACCAGTGTTTGTATGCACTTCGAAGGATCGAGGTACCCTGTGGGTCCCCGCCCTCCCTGTCAAGAGTGAAGATCAGCAGTTTCTGTGATGGAATGTCGACCTGTGAAGAGAAGTTCGTTAGTCCATCGACACGGTTGAAGACGATATGGTTGACAGTGCCATTGCCGTTGAACTCGAAACGGTCGATGTGTACTGGGTGTCGAGGTGCGAAAGCTTCCCACCGGACTACTTCCTTCTCACGTGGGCGCTGCTTCTGTATGTTCTTCCACGTATCCGTCGTGAACACCTTCTCAAACGTGTAGTACCCGTAGTCGAGCATGAGAAGGCATTCCCAAAGGAACTCGATGAAGGGAGTCCGCATGTGGTTCAGAGCCCACCACGTGAAGTCTGCGATCTCCATGTCCTGAGGAGATGAAGACGCAGGGTTCATGTACCACTGTGCACTGATGATTGGAGTCTTCACCAGGCGCAGTGTAGCTCGAACCTGCGCATCAGACCTACGCATTTGGTCATAGGTCTTGATGCCACGGATGCCTCGGAGCTCTGGGTTGTACTCGATGATGCCAAAGCTACCGTACGACGTCATACCGGTAGCTCCGAGCTCCCTTAGGGACGGCGTGTCCGCTAGTTCCTTAGGCTCGTCTCGGGCATCCTCTACAGTCATCTTGGCTTCTGTAGACAGACCAAGACCTGCTCGAAGTCGATCTCCTAGTGCCATGTATCACCACCTCGGGATGTCGTCTAGACGGAACGAGGAGTCGTCAGCCCTCGAGAAGACACTCTCACCACGGCTGAAAATGCCTACTGGATCGGGCTCACGATCCATAGGGTCAGTCGGGTCCGTGTTGAAGTTGCTTGTCTCCATCACGTCCGAGAGGTGGTAGCGGGCGCCAAGTTCGAACAGGTGCATGATGCCGTATCGAATCGCATCCATGCAGTGGTCGTTCTTCTTCTTGGGCTCTTCCTTCTTGTTCTCGTCAGCTGTCCTAGAAAGCTGCTTGGTCCGATAGTTCTGGAACTCGAAGATGGTGTTCTCACAGTTGCGGTCAACGTACAAGTGCGTCTTCTGTTCGCCTAGGTCATTCAGTTGCACTGCCAAGAAGTCCTTCACCTTCTTGATTCCCGTCAGCCAGTCCTTCTTGGCCTCTGGGTCACTGTAGGTAGGAGCGACCAACCGACTCATTGTCGCAGTAGCCTTAGGGTCAGCCGAGTCCCCGAAGCCACAGACGATCTTGTATCCTTCAGGTTGTGGGCGTGCGTTCATGATCTCTGCATGGTCGCTGTCAATCTTACCTGAGTCGTAGTACTCCCTCCAGATGTAGACTTCGTCTGAAGGTGAGATCTGTGCGTCTATAGCCACGAACGGATTTTCGAAGCCGTAGTCAAAGAATAGGTAGTTCGGCCAATCGGGATTGTACACATAGCGGTCGACGATGTGGACTTCATCAGCCCACTCGGTGTAAATCTGCCCCACGAAGGAGCGAAAACTAGCTCCGATCTCCTGCCAGAAGAAAGGATCGTCCGGTGTTCGTAGCTGCCTTTGGATCTCCGGGTCATCAAAACCCTCCGGGTACACGTACGGATTCTCCCAAGCTGGGAAGTTCCAGGACTCCCAATCCTGCTTCGAAGGATCCTGTCCCCACTTGTAGATGTCGTAGTACCAGTTGAAGCCTTCAGGCGTGCTTGGGAAGATCGCCCAGCCATGCTGGTCCGCGAGCGCAGGCGTAATGTACTTATCCCAGACAGTAGGCGACTGTTTTGCTGCCTCGGAAACAATGACACCAGCTAACCCCTCACCGACCAAGGTATCCGGGTGCTGCGCACTCTTGACATCTACCCGAGTACCCCATGGCATCTCGATGTACATGTCACCAGTGCGAACGTTGTACGCCTTCCTCTTGATGTTGTTCCCCATCTTCAGGTCGATGATGATGTACTCCCACAAGTACCGGAACTCCTTCTCACCTAGTTCATATGTCGGCCCGACGATCCAGTACCTATTTCCCCGTTTGGACAAATCAAGCAAGTCTGGCAACAGTTCTGCAGCTGCCATCTTCGACTTGCCAAATCGCCTTCCGCACACAGGTACCTTGAACCGTGCAGGACTATCGTGGAACAGCTTCTGCTTCACGTGGGGCGTGTATTTGATCTTCTCCCACAGAGCCTGGGAATCAATCATTGGACCACTCCGCCCAACATGTCTACTAGGTCCCTACCATCGAGTAGTCGCACGTTGCACAGAGCCCTTCCGAAACTGTCCAGCTTAGTCGACTCGACCCAGACTATCGTACCAGGTGGAATCAGGGTACCCAGGAGGACCTTGGCATCCTCGTACCCTGGTTGCCCCCTTTCTGGTGTGTCAATACCGAGTACCCTGATCCGACTAACGGCGCCCGTTACCTCTCTCCTCCAGACGCCCCATCCAAGATCGAGGTCAGCAGCGAACGTGTCACCGTCGATGACACGAACAACCGTGGCTTGCACGGTCCAGGTTGTCATACGGGTTTGAAGACGCCGATTGTGAGTGCAGTGACCCCGCTGTACGTGAACTCGATCCTACCAGTAGCAGGGTTAGTGAACCGGGTAGGATCGAGTTCAAGCATCCGCTCCTGTGCGTTTGGGATCACGAAGTCGACATCAGGGTCGAACGACTTAGCTCCAGTTGGCGCGAGGCTCGTTGGGTCGTTGATTGTGAGCGTCCAAGACGCCGAGTGCGCGTTCTTTACGTGGATGATGCACCTCGCACCTTCTGGGGCAAAGGAGTCTCCGCCTCCTGCAGCTGCTACATACGCAGGAGTGAGCAGCGTCTGCAGGACCAGTGGTTGAACAGTCAGTACAGCCACTTACGCTCCCTTCACTCGGCCTTGTCTTTCTGGATGTCGCCGAGGAGTTCCTTCCAGGGATCGCTGAGCCCACTCTGACCCACGGGCTTGCCAAGGTTCCACTCCAGAACGTACTTGGAGGACTCCAAGCGAACACGTTCTGTGGAACCGTTCTCGGCCAGCTGGACTAGCTGCTGAGCCGCGGAAACAAGTCCATCTTTCAGGATCTGCTTGGCTGCTTCCTCAGGCGACTCGGAAGGCTTGTATCCGTGGAGGGTTGCGAACAGCTCCTCGTCAGATGGGATGTTGTTGCTGTCTGCGAAGTGTTGGTAGTCCTGTGGACCGCCGTGTGCATCATCTCCCGCGGTCTCGCTGGACATTCCCTTCACCTCCTCCGCTTGGTGTTGCTGTCCAGTGTCTCGCTGATCCTTCCCTCCTAGTATAGCTGGGTCACTCCTTGCAAGGCACGCTATGTCTCGTGGGTACCCTGTATTTTCCAGGTACCCGGGTGTGTTTGGTAGGGGCAGAACCGTTCGCAAACGGGTACCCCTGATGGAATCAGTAGGGGTACCATTGAGGGGCGCCGTGACTAAATCGTTACGTTCGTTTCGATTTCATGTAATATGAAGTTGTAAGATAAAATCAAATAGGAAAGGAGGTGGAATACTATGAAGACTATCAGCATCTATCGTCTGGCAAAGACTGCTGGCGTGCAGCCACAGTCGCTGTACACGCAGGCGAAGCTCGGCGCGCTTCCTGCGAGGAAGACGACGTGCGATCACTGCGGGCACACGGCATGGACTGTCACGGAATCTGACGCCGCTGCGTACCTGAAGAAGCGGGCGGATCGACAGGCAGCTCAGGCCTAACTGTCAATCTGAGAGTGAGACGAAAGTCTCACTCTCGGATTGAACGTTAGGAAAGGAGGTGAACAACATATGAACAAGCACATGGCCCGCAAGGCCACCCTGGCCCTGGTCGCCGTTGCAACCCTTTCCGGAATCGGAATCGGACAGGCGACAGCTGGTGGTGGGACAGTCCGCGTACGCGTGCCGGTGTGTGCCGAGGACGAGACCTTCCTCAAGGGGAAGGGGGACTTCGACGGCCGACGCTGGGACCGCTACGTGTGCATCCACCCTGACAACCTGAAGTAGGGTGGACCCGGGAAGCCGGTCCGAAAGGGCCGGCTTCCCTTATGCTCTATTGACAATACTGGGAACACAACTTTCGACCCTGGGAGTAATTCGGCTACTTCCTAGGAACACAACTTTTCTGCATGGGACTAATTCGGCGCGGGCGGGTTGGGCTACCCTTCGGGCACATCTTTCCACAGGGCGCGGGGGGCCTATCCATCATCATAAGCAGGGGATGTTACCTCTATACCGTATTGAGGCTCTTATAACAATTAGGGCGGGTTATACTTAGTATAATAGTCAGATACCTAGTAGTCTTATTACATTATACTACATATAACTAATCCTAAGTATATATAACTAAAGGAAAAGGTGAATAGGTGGTGCCGCTGGTCCACTTGCCGCAAGTCCACTACCTAGTCATTATCCCGTTCATGATCATTCAGGGGGCCCCATCTTCCCAGCCCTCTTCATTATCTCCTGAACCGACTCCGCCAACTCCTCAGAGTCTTCCCCCGAACTCGAAATCGTTCCGTGCCCGCCAGAAGAGTTAGGCCGAGGGCCACCATGAGACCTGGTGCACCAAACCCAAAAGTAGGATGCTGGAAAGAAATCATCCTCCTGATGGGAGACCTTTACTAGGAGCTGGTCGTCTCGGTACGCAACCTGGTAGTTGTCCTTCGCACCGAGCATAGCGGCTATATCCACTATGAGTTCGGCCCGCTCCTCGTCTTTCTTCCTAGACATAGACGTCACCTCCTTACCTCTTATTCTATAAGGGTCCAGAGGAAGACTCAAGGGTTCGAAATTGAGGCTAGCTCCTATGATTTCCCAGTAGTGTAACAAAGGAACCCATGGTAGTGAGGCTTGTCAACCGTACTCGGGACTGCTATAATATAAGATGATAGGGGAAAGACTACCAAGCCAAGAGCCTAGAGGGAGGTGAATGGAATGGCGAAGCGGGCAGAGTATGTCCACACAGGCTTCGGTCGATGGAAGTGGGTCGACAAGGAGTTCTGCGATCGGTGTGGCCGAGAGGTAGTTGTGCCTTGGGAAGCACACCGAGAGAACGGACACAAGCTGTTCGGTGTGTACGAATGCATCGACAGTGGGTGCTACAATGCAGTCCGCAACGGACAAGATGCGAACAGGCCAGACGGTCCGTTGTTGCACTTCGTGGGGGCGTTAGAGGAATCGATGCACCGCCCACCAGCAGCAGTCCTGAACGGAGAAACACTATGAGGACAGAAGACGAAGACACGTGGGAAGCAGAGTACTGGGACGAGTACCTGAAGGAGTTCGGCAGGGCCGCATATGTCGAATCTCGTTACGGAGTAGGGAAGGAGGAGTCGGAATGGACTCCGGAGGTTGGTCAACAGGAACAAGTCGTCCCCAACGCCGCGTAAGGGTGACAAAGACCAAGGTCACCAAACGCGACAGGACGGACGAGATACTCCCACTCGACCCTCGAGACCCTGACATCGTCCGGGCGAAGGGACTGAAGTGAGCCATGAACAACGTAGTGTACCACATGACGGTGAAGGAACCAGGACGGCACGCCTTCACCGAACACAAGTTCGTGTACGACTCGGAGACAGACGCTTGGGACGCGTACGTGAAGGCGACACAGGCGGGCTTCGAGGCGCGTGTGGAGAAGGTCGTCCGACGAAAGGTGGGTGTGTAGTGAGCCTGAAGGGCAAGACACCACAACAGCGCCAGAAGGTGCTGAACAGGCGAGTCCGCAAACTGCAACGGCTGGCACGGCGCCGCAACAGGTCGTAAGCGTTTGGTCATCCTCACAGAGGATGGCTATGGGTTTACGAACTAGGGAGGTGAAAACAAATGCCTGAGTACAAGAAGGTCTACCCAGTAACGAACGACCTACGGGAGCAGCTGAAGGAGCTTCTCGCGGCGGACCCGAAGTCGAGCCTAGCGTCCGATCGGAATCCCGAGTACAGTCGGGATCGTATCGTCGGCACTGCACTAGAGTACATCGGCGAGTACGAACACGGGTCGGTCGACGTCTTGGACCTATTCAATGGTCTGTACTGGACGCCCGAGTCGAACGAGCAGGGTCTGAAGGTGATGGCCGTGGTGCTCGAGGACTTCGTCGGCTCATTGTTCATGGGCCTTGGAGGAACCAAAGAACGGGATTGGACGAACTGAAGTTCCACGAAGGTCAACGAGTTGTTCCTAGAGGACAGGGGTTGATTCTTCCGAGTGGGCTGTGATATAATCAAGATAGGAGGTGAGACACCCCATGGCCAATGGTGGACCTCAAGGGCACATGCACTCAGAGAACGATCCTGACGTGTGCTTCTGCGACGCAGGTGGTATGGACCCGAACGACGTGCTCGTCCAACAGTACGCCTATGAACTAGGTATCACTGACGAGGACAATTGGGACCTGATGGACGAACTACGCGAAGCCGTTGCTGGTGACGAAGACATCGTCACTGCACGTTCACAGACGTCCGCTCTCGAGGAGTTTGGTCCTAACGGACCCGACAGTGAACCTGATGACCCGAGGGCGTACGAGTAGGGACTAACCTGCTGGGCTGGGTATTGGAGACAGTACCTACGCCCTGTGGGCTAGCAAAAGAAACACGCCCGCGGCAGATAGGGGGAAACACATGGCAAGGACCGTCATAAGGGTCGAAAGGCTTCCTGAGGTGCCCCCGAAGCTCGACGTCGCGTACCTGAAGTGGATTCGAGGGCGGGTCGCTGGGGGCAGTATCTCAGAGTCAGCAGCGATCGCAGGCATCAGGGCACGTGCACCGTACCTGTCACTGAAGCAGGCGAAGGTCAAACTGGGGTAGGTGCTTGAACGTCGTGCACAGGGAAGGACCGGTACCGGCTAGCCACCTACGGTGTAGGCACCCGCTCCTGTGCACGGCCTTGAGGTACAAGCCTCAACCTAAGGAGGTGGATAATGGCCGAGGCAGTGATTGGCAAGTTCACCAAGAGCGGTGAGACGAAGAACTTCGTCAAGTACTCGCGGGAGAACGAGCTGGGTCGCACGGAGACTCAGTACGTCTCGAACGCGAAGGCGGAGGAGCTGGGCAACCCGAACGAGGTCGAGGTTGTCATTCGGAACGTAACGTAGACGGCAGCACCAAGAACATTGGGAGGCACGAGGCCCACCCTCCTCATCGGGGGCAACGATCATAACACTACGGCTTGGTCCGACCGTAGGGCCTCCCAATATCACCCTTCGTGGGTGACGGTCAGAGCCTAGCTCTTCAGGTCTGGGCTCCGGCCGTAGTCTACGAAAGAGGGAGACATGGGAGAACTTGTGTGGACGGAGAACTGGAAGAAGCTGAAGGAGGCTGGACTCACATTCAAACAGGCGAAGCTGGTTCACAGTTTTCTCGACCAGCAAAGCGTCTTCGGATACCAGTGGGTATCCGACTCAGCCTGGCGCCAGCTCGAAGAGGTGTACAGCGAAGTCCGAGTCTAACGAAGGATTGAACGTCTGGCACAGACGACGCGAGCGTCTTCTTCCTCCGGCCATGGGGTGCGAGACGCTTTCCGGATGTGCCAGGCCTTGAATCCTTCGACTAGGGAGGTGGTCATGCGGGCCAATGGTAGCTAAAGGGCCCTGTGCCCAGCGTCGTACACGGTTAGACGTATCCATTGGGGATATAAACCAGGAGCGTCGTGGGAAAGTCGACGCAGTCAAGCTCCTGTACATACCGTGTGCGGCGCTAGGGACAGCGGCTAAACGAGCTAACGCCCTATATAACAGGACTAAAGGGGGTCAGATGGACAGACCAGGCATCAACGCAGGAACAGGTAGTCCAGCAATGCGTTGCGTCTACGTTGATTGGGTCCGAGACGAAGCAAAGGCGGCTTTCGACTGGGACACAGAAGTGTGTGGACGACCTGGAGTAGGGATGTACGAACAGAAGCCGTACTGCGACGAGCACATGAGGGAGGTGGAAAAAGCATATTGGGCACGGCAACGAAACGACCAAGCCTCACAGGCCGACTAACTGAACCGAGGGTGCTGGCGAACACGAAACGTCTTGCACGACTTGTTCTCCAAAACGAAGATCCACAGTCGGTCCAGTACGAGGACTACATCTCAGGTCGACGGTACGTGATCCACCTCAGCAACAACCATCGCCTCGAGTTGTTCGTCCCGTTCGAAGTGAACTAAAGGAATTCGGAAAAGATTCCAGGATTGGTCTTGCCTTTGCCCTTTGGGGTGTCATATAATTGGGTAAGAGCAAGAAAGGTACCAACCGATTTGTACGAGAGGAGGTGACAACCATGGCGCGCAGCAACGGCAACGGCGAGACTCAGGAGCCCGCGGTCGACAGCAACATCGTTACCCCGGTCGCCCTCGCCAAGGAGCTGGGTATCCGTCCGCAGATCGTGTTCGGATGGACCCGCAGCGGCAAGCTGCCTGTGCACTACTGCGTCTGCAGCCACCAGTACGTCCAGCGGGACGAGGTGGCGGAGTTCCTTGCAGAGCGGGAGGCGGCCAAGCTGGCCAAGGAGGCCAAGATCGCCGAAGAGCTCGAAGCAGAGCAGGCGGAGGCGATCGCCGTCTAAAGCCAACCTCAACTGAAGGGCTCGGGACACAGAGAAGGTTCCGAGCCCTTTGGTGGACGTTGGAGGGAACATGACTGAAGCATATGGATTCACCGGTACCCGAAAGGGTATGACGGGCGCGCAGCGGAGACACGTGCGCGCGATGCTTCAGTCTGCTCGAGAACTACACCACGGAGACGCCATAGGTGCTGACGCTGACACGTCTATGGCTGCTCACCTCGAGAACGCTCAGAGGGCCTCTGTCGATGAAACCCCGATTGTCATCTGGGTACACCCTCCGATCGACGACAAGTACAGGGCGTATTGCAAAGGAGATGTCTGGCTTTCGCCTAAGCCGTACTTGGAACGGAACGCCGACATCGTCAACATGCTCCCACCTGGGGGTCAGGTGATTGCCACGCCGCGCCAACTTCGTAACAAGGAACCACAGGGATATCTACGCGGTGAGGGGACATGGTGGACAGTCCGTTACGCACTCAATGCAAATCGGCCTGTACACATTATCTACCCAGATGGCGTCTACGAACTGAGGACACCATGAAGCCAGGCGAAGAAGAATGCACGGATCCTAAGGGTCGAGAGCTGGTGTCGATTGACATCGACATCAAGCCTATTCCAAGGCACGACCTTGCCCTCATAGTCACCGGTATGTGTACACGATGCGGGGGCATCGACGAGGAACGCATACACGAGTACATGCAGAACGTTCCCAAACCGTTCAAGCGATGAGGGAGGTGAGCACGTGGAAGAGGTATACTACGGACTCGACCAGACCGATAACACGGTCTACAAAGTCACACTGCAGTGGGAGGTCGACGAAGCAGGAGTCAAGACAGGTCGGCCTGACGTGATCGTCGAACCGATTGCCGAGTTCGAACGACGGGACAACGCGAAGGCGTTCGTCCGAGCCTGGAACCAAGACACAGGTCCGGACTAGTACTGAACGCCTACACGAGTCCAAGAAGGAAGGGAGGTGATTACATGGGACAGCACGAGCACAAGTCGAAGCGGGGCGTCTGGGCGCACGATGACCATTCGTCGATGCCTAGAGGCCACGGACACGGCGGTGCCAAGTACGTTGGTCCAGTCGAAGAGGCTAACGTCGCCGCTGAGCCGGTAGACCTGACTGAGGAGAGCCTTTCGGGAGGAGGGGATATCATCCTGACACTTGCCATCAAGTGCAGGGATGACGAGGACGTGAGTGACCTCACCTATCTGCTCTTCGGGCCGTACGACGACGCGAAGAACTTCGGCGAGTTCGTATCACAGCACCAGTTCATTATCACGAGGGAGGGTTGATGGCACTCGGCGTCTGTGAGGTCCATGGAGGTGAGCCGACGGAAGTCGAGCACATCCAATTCTGTGGCGAGTCCGTCAAAGTCTGCCTATCCTGCTTGGAGACACAGACAGGCACGTCAAGCAAAGCCGAGTTCCAGGACATACAAGACGACAGGTACTACGAGTACAAGACTAAGCTGCTGGAGGCGGCAGGTAAGTAGTACCTCGAACGTCCTGCACAGGTCAGGTAGACCCCCGTGGAGAATCTACGCCACTAAGTGGAGAACCGTAGCCACGTCTAAGGGGTTCAATACGGCTCGAGTGGATGGAAGGTCCACGCCTGTGCAGGGCCTTGGAGGTACTAATCAAACGGAGGACACATGAGAGACCCAGGGCCACCTGAACACGAAGACCCACTAGCACCAGCGAGGGGATGTCTCTTCGGCATTCTGTTTAGTGTCCTGATCGTCATGGCAGTCTTGTTCGTTCTCTTTGTACTAGCAGTAAGGGGGTGACATGCCGAAGAGCAGAACACATGCGAAGCGCCGAGCAAGGCAGAAGGGTGTTCCACATGATCACAGGCACTACGTCCCAGGATGTATGCGCTGCGAACTAAGCAAGGACGAAGTGCAACCGGCCAAGAGGGTTCAGGCGGAGGAGCCCAAGGAGAGTTACACGATTGACGACATCTCCGGACGAGCTTGAGGAAGAACTGGAAGAACTGATGGCAGACCTACCGAACGAACCGGAAGAGATCGAGGCAGAGCTCAAGCTTCACATGCAACAGTACGAGGAGCTGAAGGACAGCTGGCGTAAGAAGGACCGGCTTCAAGCCCAGTACCATCTCGGGCACGTCGCCGGTATCATAAAGACGTTGATGGCACTCGGGCACACGGACTGGATGAACCAGATCATAGACGAGTTGCAAGTCGAGTCCGATGAGCAGTGGCTCCAGACCGAAGGTGGGAAGGCGATGACCGCAGGCGATGAATGGATGGGTCGTCAGGTCTATCGCATGTCCCGCGGTCGCGAACCGTACCCAGGTAAGGGATGATGACATATTGGCACACACAGGCACCCTGCGTTAGGGATCGTGATCGCCTGGCTAGAAACCAGGGAGGATGATGTGGATGAGCTCCTAGGCATCCACGGGACAGACAAGACAGTCGACGTCGAGGAGATGCTGGTCTCCATTCGAGACCTAGTCAACTTCTCTTCGTGGCTGGCTCTGCAGGCCTACTCGGAGAGGCATCCTGACACCATCGCACATGAAGACTTCCCAGAACATGTCGCACACGCGATCGGGGTTCTCAAGGACATGGCTCTGCAGATGCCACTAGTAGACGTCGAAGGAGATGATGATGTCCCAGGAGGAGGCAACGGCGGCAGTTGACAAGTTCAGCCGTCACGTGCAAGCATGCTTTACCTGCCAACCTCTTTGGAACGTATACTGTGACGAGGGAGTCAGACTGAACGACGAAGCCAACGAGCAGGCAGCCCTATGGATAAAGGAACAGACCCGCCGTAGGCGAGGTTGATTGTGTCTAAGGGTTGCTATAGAATTGGAGATAGTATGGAAGAGAAGGATGTCATCGTCACCAAACCTTTCATGGGAGTAGACTGGGGCATCTGGGGCCTCTGTCACATGCAAGTGTGTGCTCATGGTGAAGTACCCCCTGAGCGGATTGAGGAAGTTGCCAACCTAGAGAATCCGCCAGGCAGTTCTGCACCATGGTCAATCACCAACGAGTTCGACCCTGGTGACGGTCTCGAACCTGTTGACCTATCACCAGTGCAGTGCGAGGACAATCCAGTGCGACTCCACTACATGTTGAGCTGCTGATGAAAGTCTGGGTCGAGATTGACCGAGGTGGCATCACGGAGACCCGTGCAGTTAGTGGCACTAAGGAAGAGGTAGAGGATCAACTCGCTCACTGGATACGTCAGTACGGTCAAGAGAACGTGAAGGTGGTGAAGGATGGATGAGCCTGATGGTTGGCCTTACGGAGATGATGACGTGGAGCTAACACAGGAACAGATAGGGTACACGTCGGAGCGTGTAGGGGGAATCTGGACCCTCACGGTCCTGTGTGTAGCCGAAACACCAGATGGAGGTAAGACGACAAGTGCGTGGACCCCGTTCCAGGAGGAAAGCGAGGAAGCAGTTGTACAAGCTGCAACACGGAGATGGCCAGAGCTCAAGGTTGTTTCCCAGTTCGAGTGGGACAAAGTCTTCTTCAAGAAGTGGGGAGGAGGACGCCCCTCCAGTTTCCTTGGAGGCACGGGCAAGCGGGTGGCAGCCGAGCGAGGGTCAAGGGGTGGTTTTGGGCGCATGGCTCCACAGGGGTCACCGGGGCTTAGTGCTGCAGGTCTACCCGAAACATGGGGAACACGTACGAGTTCTGTGTCTCGAGGACGGTCGGGAAGTAACAGTGCACGCTCGACTGTTGATGCGAGCACAGTAGTAGCCAAGGCCAAAGATGGTAGCTGGCCCCTTGATGAGTGGGTACCGATTGTACAGCTCGCCAAGAGACTTGGCTACCCTCCGCAGTACTTGTACAACGCAGTGTACCACGGCAAGATAAAGACACAGGGCGAACGTCCTAAGAAGGCTCTGTGGAAGGATGTCTTGGCCAAGTACCGCCCTGACATCCTAAAGGAGGTGAGGTAGAGTATAGTGCTACACTGTCTCGACACCTTGAAAGGGGTGACAATTGAAGAAGGTTCTGGCAGTAATGACAGCTGTTACTGCCGTTGTCGTAATCGGACTAGCGCTGCTACCAGCAGCGTCAGCCGATGCGGAGGCGAACAATTGGTTCGTTTGCAAGTACGTCGGGCCACCGGGTACACCAGATGAGACACTGGCAGGTGGGAACAATCCGATCTTCGTGGACGAGAATGCCATCGACGTTTCCCCAGTAGTTATTGGGGCGACGTTCGGTGACGCTCAGACCCATTCGGTCGTGATTGCTGGCCCATTCAGTCCAACCGATAAGCCAGACCCAGAGCCGACGTGCCCGACGACAACGACAACGACAACGACAGTACCACCGCCTACGACAACAGCTCCACCACCGCCAGTAACATCTTGCCCTGGCAAGGTGAAGCTCGGACCGTGGTATGGAGATCCGCAGATCAACATCACGTTGACCGGCAAGGGGACGTTCGTAGTCAGTGGAGGGAAGCAAAGGTTCAGCGGCATCCACAAATTCACGGAGACGTTGGACTGTAATGTAACGTTCAAGATTGGCCGCTACAAGGTTAGTCGCGGACACTTCTTGACGATCACGCAAGACGGCGTAGTGGTGGTGCATCAGAAGCCGCCACGGTTCAACTAGTCGCTTGCGTCTCAGGCTCTCGAAAGAGAGTCTGGGGCGGAGGTGATAACAATGGAGCAGAAGGATTACGGCACAGCTTGGCTGTTGACAGGTCTCGTGATTGGTGCTATCCTAGGCGGCTTCCTAGTCTACCTTTGGGCACTAGCCAACCCGCAGAGTCTGACGTAGGTGATGTGGGAAATCCGGGAGGTGCTCGGCATGAAGATACGCGAGTTCAGAGTTCAAGCCTGGGACCACAGCGGTACGAAGATCGTTGACTCGAAGTTCAGAGACAGAGTACTGATGCTTCAGAACCTCGAACACCAAACGAACCGAACCGATCTTGACGTTGCCAGCCTCAAGGTCGACATCAAGGTCGTCGATCAGAATGACACATAAGAAATCCACATGAACCTTTCAAAAATGGGTTGAGGTTTCCCCAAGGTCTGTGGTATAATCAAAATGAGAGAGGAAGGAGGTGACAAACATCATGGCACAACTGGAACTGAAGGAGCTCCCGGACGGTCTTTCCGAGGACGACTACGTGAAGCCGGTGAAGCTTGCCAAGGAGCTTACAGAGGCCGAGGGCAAGGACGTGCGTCCGCAGATCGTCTACGGTTACATCCGCAACGGTGGACTCCAGGCCTACACGAAGGGCGGCGAGGGTCGTTTCATCATCCGCTCCGAGTTCGATGCCTGGGTTCAGGAGAAGGCCCAGAAGAAGGCTGAGCGCGAGGCCAAGGCTGCGGAGAAGGCAGCCAAGAAGGCCGAGAAGGAGGCTGCTGGCGAGGCTGCAGGTGCAGAAGAGGGCACTGAGGAGTACGCCGGCTAAGACCGATCACATCGCGAGCAGAGGGCTTCGGCCCTCTGCCTCGCTTTGAGGACTGATGGGAAAAGCGTCGCCATGGCGAAGTATGCGAGTACTGTCAGTCCTCAAAGGGAGGCCGGTCAAGCGGACTTCGAAAGGCAGACAATCAGCTGTCGGCTCTGGGAAGTTGTCGATAGTGGTCTAGCCGAGTAGTCGAGGGGTACCCGAGGGTGGTCGTCGGATGGCCGGTCTCCCACCAACTTCATAGTGGCAACCTCGTGTTGGATGGTCGGTTTCGAGGGTAGTAGATATCGGTCTGCAGACCGGTTGAGGCAGGCACTGTGACGGGGGATCCGTGACATAGCCATGGTGGGAGCAGAAGAGATCGACCCCGACCTCCAAGCAGTAGGATCGACCATCCAATAGGGGGCTGCCGCCTCCAAGAGAAGGCTCCTCCTCCTCCCCGAGTGGAGCCTTCTCTTTAGCCCTAATGACTCTCCTTGATATTTCCTAGAGGATGCTATAGAATAGGAATAGAGAGGAGAAGGAGGCAAAGTGGAAACGGCCCCTACCGATTCCAAAGCACCACCAGCTATCTGGCTTCACGTCCAGAAGGTGTACGATGCAATGGAGGCCCAGTCGGCCATGCTCGACGTAAGCCATCCTGAGGACACTCCTCGTTTGTACGAAGGGTTCACCTCGCACCTGTTCCAGGAGCTTGGCATCGCTGTTCCTAACTACGGACCGGTGCTAGACCTCTTACGTGCGATGGGGTGTATCACACAAGAGAAGAGGGGTGGAGGACCTTCACCCAGTGTGTGGAGGCTGTGGAGGAAACCCACCCTCGAAGACTTCGAACATGCCCACAAGACGTTGCCTCAGGCACAGATCAAGGTGCGTAAGGAACAGCACGAGGAGCAACGAATCCTCGACCTGATGAGGCAGCTCGGAGGTGTCGACGTACCTCAGGCGTTGGTTGACCTTCAAAACCAGATCAACGTTCTAGAGGGAGCCTTCAAGGGCCACATCAAGAGTCTCCACGGGAGTGATCATACACATGCAGACCTCGGCTGACAAACCACCTACCTGGCATGAGAGCATCCTGGAGAAGATAGACCAGGGCAACGGGGTCTATGTCCTCATCGACGATGCCTACGATGCGTTCGCCATGAGACGTATCAAGGTCTTCGCAGTCAAGTCTGACACGGACGAGATGGGATTCTACTACGTGATTGACTTCGTCAATCGAACAGGGACTCTTAGGATCTGCACATGTGACGGTTATAGGTACGCTGACCACTGCAAGCACACAGGAAGGGTTCCAGAGAAGTGATCCAAACTGAAACGGACATCGTCACATTGTACCCGTATCAGCAAGAGGCAGTCGAACGGATGATTGCCTCCGACTCCTTCCTGCTAGCAGACGAAATGGGACTCGGAAAGACTGTCAGCAGTCTGTGGGAGATTCGAGAACGAGGTCGCACGCAGGGTGTGAACCGAGTCCTCGTCGTCTGTCCCAAGTCAGTCATCTCAGTGTGGACAGATCACATCAAGTGGCTCCTTCCGAAGGCAGAAGTCTACTCTAGTGCCAAGGAGATGAACAGGGCTGGTCAGAGTGATCACATCCAGTTCGTGGTGACAAACTACGAACAGGTCCGAATCAACAACGGTGACTACCTCAAGATCTGGTGGGACTACGTTGTTAGTGACGAGGCACACTACCTGAAGAACCGGAAGGCTCTGAGGACACGGGCCACGAAACGGTTGCGTGCCAAGTACAAGCGTGCCCTCTCGGGAACACCAATGGTCAACAGGCCAGACGAACTCTGGAGCATCCTGAACTGGCTGTATCCTTCTCGCTTCAAGTCCTACTGGAGGTACTTCGAATACTTTGTTCGGTATGTTCAGCTCGTTGGACCTCATGGTTCCTACAAGAAGATTGTGGGACCGAAGAACACAGACGAGCTGAAGGAGATCCTAGAACCGTTTATGTTGAGGAGGTTGAAGCGGGATGTCCTCAAGGAGTTGCCGGAGAAGTACTACACTCACCTCAGGGTCGAAATGTCTCCGCAGCAGAGACGTGCTTACGAGGAGATGCGTAAAGAGTCACTCGCGTGGGTTGGATCCCACGAAGATGAACCAGTACCTGCGCCAATGGTCGTTGCCAGACTTACTAGACTACGTCAATTCGCAGCTGCGTATGCTTACCGAGACGACGAAGGCAATATGCGAATGTCTGAACCAAGTTGCAAACTCGATGCGCTCATGGAACTCCTAGAGGACACGGAGGAGCCCATCGTAGTGTACAGCCAGTTCAAGCAGATGATCAAGATGGCGGAGGTGAGACTTGCAAAGGCAAAGATCCCATTCGTCTCGCTCACCGGAGACACACCTAACTCTGAACGAGGTCCTTTGGTCGAGGCCTTTCAGAGTGGGAAGGCTAAGGTTTTCTTGGGGACGACTAAAGCCGGCGGCGTGGGAATTACACTCCACAGGGCCTCGACGGTTGTCTTTTTGGATAGGTCGTGGAGTCCGGCTGATAACCTCCAAGCAGAAGACAGACTTCATCGTATTGGTCAAAAGAACGCCGTCCAAGTCATCATCATCCAAAGCGATGCCAAGGTCGACCAAGATGTCGAGAAGAAGCTCGACCTCAAATGGAGTTGGATACGGACCATCCTAGGAGGCTAGATGGACGACCTACAGAAGGCAATACGAGATTTGCACTCACCAACGTTCGACGCGCTGTGGGATGCCCATCTGAAAGAGGTCGAGAGGCTGACGAATACGCTGCGCGAATGGCAGGAGGGCTACCCCGGCGAGTTGATAGCCGAGGTCAAGAGGCTTCGAGAAGACACACAAGCGTGGTCGGAAGAAGTCGAGAGACTGCAAAGGGAGCGGGACTTCGTGGCAGGCGAGCGCGACCGACTCATGCGGGCGGTCGAGGAGTCTCGGGTCGAGATCGAGCGGCTGCATAACACGACGATGTTCGTCACCAATCAGGTGCTATCCCGACGCGTCGAGAGGCTCCAGAGTCATGAGAAGATTCTACTGGCCGAACTTGCTGAAGTCCAAGCTGAGAGTGCGGCTTTGAAGGAAGAGGTCGAGCGGCTACGAGAGGAGAAATAATGGCAGGAGTCATTGAACACATACGCCCTCCTAGGTGCCCTGCCTCGGGGCAAGAGGTGGCTCCTATGACTGTCTCAGTAACTGAGACTCGGGGCTACTACGCAGACTGTCCAGAGTGTAGCAAGAGGCTCTGGCTGAACAAGCATCCGGCTAGTGACAACGTCTCACTTGACTTCACCTTCCCCGAACACATTGGCAGACAGGAACTTGAGTTTGCCAATGGGATGCTATAGAATAGGAAATAAAGGGGGAGGCATTTGGAACTCTTCGCCCAAATACGTCGAGACGAACTACTCGACAAGGCCATTGGCTTCGGTAGGTTACCGATCAGGGAAATGGCCGACTTACTCGGCATAGCGCCGCAGCTCATCTACTACAGGATTCGAAATAAGAAGCTCACCAAGCAGGTCTGTAACTGTTGTGGGACGGAAGGGTTCATCGACCTGGAGGAGGCATGTGGAGCGTTTCCAGCCCTTGCTGAAGCAGTACAGGAAGAGAAGGAAGCACTCGGCCTCGACATGGACCCCGAAGAGACATAATGACCAATTACTTACCGACACTGGACTACTCTGTCGGGAGTGTGGTAAGTGGAGGAGGTGGTCTGACCTTGAGATAGAGTTCGAAGTATACGGGCAAGGCTTCAAGCGCATCTGGTGGTGCGCGTTTTGCGGCAACATGCTGCGCGAAGACATGGTACCATAGAAGGAGGAAGCATGAAGAAGTTGTTCACAGTACTAGCTATCGCTGGTGCGATGGTGATTCTGTCCACACAAGTTGTCTCAGCAGCCTCGGAGGTGATCTTCGACTACATTCCGAGCCCGCTTCCGGGCAACGTCTCGAGCTACAGCTACGAGTCATGGGGTGTGGCTGAGGCAGGGGATGGGATCGAGTTCAGTACGAACGGGAACCAGCTACTTGACAACGCAAGGGTCGTTGTGAGCAGTTGGGCCTGTGAGGAAGGTACGGGGTGGGCAGCTGAGAACACAGTTCCATGTGTGACTACGCCTGGTTCGACGTTCTCGATGCCAATCACGTTGAACATCTATGACCCGAACGACGACATGTCGTTGGTCGATTCAACAACGCAGACGTTCAACATTCCGTATCGCCCAAGCAGCAGCGAGAGCTGCGAGCCGACGATCAACGGTCACGGTTACGGGCCAGACTGCTTCCTGGGTCTTGCTCATACTATCAAGTTCGACCTGACCGGCGTTGTAGCTCCGGATGAGATCGTGTACGGTGTTGCATACAACACGGCCTCGTTCGGATACGACCCGATTGGTAACGGGGCCGAGTGTCAGGCAGTGCAGTACGCTGGCTGCGACTCGAGCCTGCTCAACCTCGGCGTCGAGGGTACAGCACCAGCCGATGTCGGAACAGACTTCTCACCGAACGGAGCATTTCAGTACGCCGTATTCCCTTCGTCCTACTGTGATGGTGGCGAAGGTGGAACGGCCGTCTTCCGCTTCGATGACGGATGTTGGACTGGCTTCAATCCTCTCGTCCAGTTCAGCAGGTTCGTCGCTGAAGGCGGAGGCGGCGGAGGTGGGGACGGAGGTACTCCTCCTCCAACAGTGTCTGAATGCACCATCACTGGTACAGCTGACAACGACATTCTCATCGGTACACCCGGCAATGATGTCATCTGTGCCAAGGCTGGCGATGACCTCGTCCGCGCGAAGGCAGGTAGTGACGTTGTCAAGGGCGGTAAGGGAGAGGACCTTCTAAAGGGAGGTCCAGGTCCTGACCTGCTGAAGGGCGGTCCTGGCTTTGATACCTGCAGGGGTGGAAAGGGTACAGACACGCTCGTTGGCTGTGAAGCATAGGGACGTTGTTGGTGGGGGAGCTTCGGCTCCCCCACTACCCCTAATCTTCGTACACGGCCGTGCAGTTTGGCATATACAGGACAACGACACGAAGATGCAATGCGGACTAACTATCAAGCCGCCGCTTCGGACAACTACCGACAAACCTAAAGAGGTGTTCCTCTGCCACAGCTGTCTAGGAACCTTCGAGAGGTCTATTGTGGGAAAGGGTCGACTCACCGATAAGGAGTTGGCAATCCTGACTGACCTCGCAACAACTGGTGCCTCCAATGAGGAACTTGCCGAGCGCCACAACATCTCTCCTACCACCGTTCGAACTCATATGCAGAACATCCAGCTACGTCTAGGTCTGCATAGTAAGGTAGAAATGGTTGTGTACTTCTGGACGCGATTGTATAGGAGGGATGATGAGCCAGGAAGAGGTAACTGAACAGTATGGGCTAGGTGCGAAGCCAGACCGTTACGACCCACGTGACTACCAGTTCAATGTGACACTCGCTCCCGACTTGGCTCAAGCTGCTCGTGCAACTGACCGCAAGTTCTACTCGATGGTCAACCCAGACTTCCGTATCAACCAGGGCGGCGAAGGCACTTGTGTCGGTCATGCTGCAACCAACGTGCTCCTTGCCGGACCTTCACCACATCCTGCCTATGAGCCTTTTCAGACCGAAGAGCAAGCACACCAGTTTGCACGCAAGCTCTACCTCGACGGCTCAGGTGACTCCACCTACCAGCAGGGGATGTTCCCTCGTGACGCCTGTGCCGAGCTTCTCAAGGATGGACTGATCGAGTCCTACTGGAAAGTCCTACAGGTCGAAGACGTCATCACAGCACTGCTAACCTTCGGCCCAGTGATGGTCGCAGTCCCTTGGTACAGCTCGATGTATGGCAAGGACAACGCCCTTTCTGCTTCTTATGGCAGCTTCTGGATCAAAGTCAACCTAGAGTCAACGCACGTCGGCTACCACGACATCGCGTTCACCGGGATTGATATGGCTCCTAACAATGGAGCTCCTGCATTCTTCCGATTCGAGAACTCGTGGGGATCGGACTGGGGTGCGAACGGTACGGCTCGCGTTTCAGTCGAGAGCTTCCGCCGACTGAACATCTGGGACAACTGGACCTTCAAAGAGAAGTCCTTCTGAGCCGGGAAAATCTTGGAGAACACTTGAGATTGTCCCTCGGGCTCCTATAGAATAGAACTAGTAGAACACGCTGTGTCTCTTCCCCAAGCACCACCTCCGGGCACAGCTTTGCTTGTCGATGTTCCAGGAGGCGGCTCGTTGAAGATTTCGATTCACACGTCCGATAGGACGAACTTCAAACGATGTCGCCAACGATGGGACTTCTCATCTAACATCCGTGGCAACCTCGAGCCTAAGAAACCTGTCACGCCGCTATGGTTCGGTACCGGTATCCACGAGGCTCTCGCAGCCTACTACGACCCGGAGATCGAAGTCACCAGCACGAGTACTCAGTATCTCAAGCTGGGTGAAGGCGTCTTGCAAAGGATGCCCCGAGATCCTGACTACGGGATCTTCGTCTTCGAGAACTTCGTCGACAGTTGGCTGACTTCTCTGGGAGAGCCTTCCGAAGACCAATACCTTTGGGCCAAAGAGAACCGCGAACTCGGTCTCGGCATGCTAAGCAACTACTTCAAGTGGTGTCGCATAAACGACGACTTCGAAGTCATCTGGGTGGAGAAAGAGTACGAAGTAGGAATCCCCGGCCTACCCGGGGTTTCTTACTCTTTCCGGTGTGACGGTCTTATCAAGACCAAACACCACACCTGGCTACTCGAGCACAAGACAACCGCACAGTTCCCAGATCAGACAGAGTGGCTGATGATGGATGACCAGTGTGGTTCGTACCTCTGGGGTCTCTCTCAACTCGACCCACCCATCTATGCAGAAGGCGTGGTATACAATGAGTTGAAGAAGAAGACCCCTCAGCCGCTCCGTTCTCTGTTGGCTGGAGGCTACAGCATCAATCGGTCCCAAGACACGACCTTCGAGATCGCCCTCGAGACACTTATGAAGGAACATGGCAGTCGAAAGATCCCACAGAAGTACTGGGAGTTCCTTGACTACCTCAAGTACAAGCCGAACAACTTCGTCAAGCGGACTCCTGTGCGGAGGAACCGTAAGGAGATCGAACTCCTGGGCGGTATGCTTCGCTATGAAGTTCTCGACATGGTCAACAATCCGGCCATCTATCGTTCCCCCTCCCGAGTCAACTGCTCTAGCTGTCCATTTGTCTCCCCATGCATCCTTCGTTGGGAGGGCGGCGACCATCAATACCTACTTGACATCGAGTTCAAGAAACGAGAATCCTATTATGGGAAGGTATACTGACAATGGTTGATGAGCAAGTGAACGAGCACAGCGTAGTCCCAGAACCTAGCATCACAGAGACAGGTTACGACCCTTCCGAGCTGAAGGAAGCGGTCGAGGCAGTGCGACAAAGTTACGAAGAGAAGCGCGTCATCGCAGGTCTGCCTGTCACTGCAGTAGCACAACGTAGTGACTTTGTCAAGATGCTCATCTACGGTGTCCCAGGAGTAGGTAAGACGATGCTCTCGGGCTCAGCAGATGAGGTCGAACGGATGCGTCCGGTTCTCTTCATTGACATTGAAGGTGGAACCAAGACGATCCGTGACAAGTACTCCAATGTCGAAGTTCTTCGAGTCAAGGACGAGTTTGATGAGAAGGGAAGGTTGGTCAAGACATCTTGGGAACGTCTCCAGGATGTCTACGAGGACATTCGAAAGGGGGTGTTGCCTTACAAGACATACGTCATCGATAGCCTGACAGAGGGCCAGAAGATGTCGATGTACTCCGTGATGACACGCACCGTCAAGGGTGACCCAACACGAGACCTCGACATCCCAGCTCAGCGTGACTGGGGCAAGAGTGGTGAGATGGTGCGTCGAATGGTCCGTGCCTTCCGTGACCTCGATGCGAACGTCATCTTTACAGCCCTTGAGGCCTCTGACAAGGATCAGCAGACGGGGGCAGTTACGATCACGCCGTCACTGCCTGGTAAGTTGAAGTACGAGATCTCGGCATTCCTCGACGAAGTACTCTACATGTACACGAAGGTCGAGAAGGATGGAATCATCCGCCGCGTTCTCACACAACCGACAGGCAAGTTCATTGCCAAGGACCGATCAGGTAGGCTTCCTCAGACTATGGACGATCCGTCTATGGCCGAGATTGCAGACCTGGTCCTCGATCCAAAGGAGAACTGACTTGGGCATCCCAATCCCTGGTGGCTTCGCTGATGTCGAAGATGCATTTGCTCCTCTCCCGCCTGGTACCTACGACGCTGTCGTGTTCAAGGGCGAGCTGAAGGAAGCAGGAGAGAACGCTAAGAACCCAGGCTCGCAGTACATCGCCTGGGAGTTCAACATCTTGAACGATGGCTTCGAGAAGAGGAAGGCATGGATGAACACTTCCCTCGTCCCGAACGCTCTCCCGATGTTGAAGCGTTTCCTGATCGCAGTCGGCTACGAAGAGGAGGAGCTCAACGTAGCTGACTTCGAGATTGACATCGACGAGGTTGTTAGTCGGAATGCTCGACTTGTTGTCGTCGAGAGCACCAATCCCAACACGGACGAGAAGACACACTCCGTGAAGAGGATCCTACCGGCTGGCGCAGTCGCGTCAGAACTGCCGTAGGAAAGACGTAAGAGCGGTATCCGGCTTCGGCCTCTCTATCGCTCTTACAGGGCGAGGGGGTTCTAACGAGCCCCCTCGCCTCCATCTCGGGGAGGATAGTTGGAACTCGTAGTAATCAGTCCTGAAGTGAACAATGCTAGAAGTTCCTTCTTCAGGGCCTTGTTCGCCAACGAGACAGGATACGTCTGCTTCGCAACCCGAGTCGGTAAGAGGTTCGAGCAGACGTTCTTCAAGTACCCTGAACAACTCGGCAACATGCTCGAGTTCGTCAACAGGAACTACCATGGCCAAGATGTCTACTTCTGCCCCCAACTTTTGCGTACGCAGAAGAGGGAGAAGTCCTCAGTCAAGGTTGCCACCTGCATCTGGGCTGACCTCGATGAGTGTGACCCAGCGAACGTTCAGCCTCCTCCCTCCTTTTCACTTCTTACTTCTCCAGGGCGATACCAAGGTTTCTGGCTACTCGAAGAACCAGTCAGCCCTGTGGAAGGTGAGGACGCTAGCCACCGTCTAGCACACATGTACAAGGACCTCGGTGTTGATCAGAGCGGATGGGATTTGACTCAACTGCTGCGAGTGCCCGTAACGTACAATCAGAAGTACGCCACTGCAGCAGGGTCCCCCGTTATCGACTTTGACACTCGCTACATTTCAGGTACTAGGTATCCCTTCTCCGTGTTCCAAGAGATGCCTCAGGTGCCAGGGTACGAGTGGACCGATGAGCCGATGCCTAACCTGGATGGGCAGGACCCTGACGCTCTCATTGAGAAGTACAAAGACCGACTTGATATTCAAGTTCACGTCCTATACACGAAGGAACCAATCAACGACTGGTCAGGCTCACTATGGAACCTAGAGTGTCTCCTGATCGAAGCAGGGGTACCGAAGCAAGACGTCTTCATTATCTGCAACGCCGCAGCTTGTAATAAGTTCAAGCGCGAAGGGCTCGACCCCTCATACCTGTGGAGAGATGTGTGTCGAGCCGATGCCCGCATTGGAGCTCGCCTTCAAGAGGTCACTAGGCAGCAGCCTTTGCCTGAGCTCTTGACGGATAAGGAACGGGAGATAGTCAAGAGCCTGCCTGACACCTTTGTCGAAGACTACATCAACTGGGCCAAGTCGAGAGGGGATGCAGCGTGGCAGTATCACGAAGCGGGTGCGTTTGTCATCCTGTCACAATTACTGTCTGGCGTGGTGAAACTCCCTACTTCGTTCGGGATCATTGTGCCGAACTTGTGGTTCATGATCCTTGCGGATACCACACTGACCCGCAAGTCCACTGCTATGGACATGGCGGTCGAGATGGTGATGCAAGTAGACCCGGATGCAGTTTTAGCGACGGATGGATCTTTAGAAGGCTTGATGACAGGCTTGGCAGCACGGCCTAATCGACCTGGCATCTTCTGGCGAGATGAGTTCAGCGGCTTGCTGGAGATGATCAAGAAGAAGGACTACTATGCTGGCATGGTCGAGTCAATGACGAAACTATACGATGGCAAGTACCAGAAGCGGATGCTGCGTAAAGAGGTCCTGGAGATCCGAGACCCTGTTCTCATCATGTTCTGTGGTGGGATTCGTACTCGGGTTCTTTCGTTGATGGACATTGAGTACGTCTATTCCGGATTCCTTCCTCGGTTCATCTTCATCGAGGCAGCCTCGAACATCGACAACTATCGACCAATAGGTCCGATGACAGAGAATCAAGACGATACAAGGCAGAAGCTGGTTCAGGACCTGTCCAAGCTGAGAGAGATGTACTCGGCAGAGATAACCATCAAGGTAGGCGAGCAGACTGTGACGACAAAACGACAGTGGGAAGCGGTCCTTGATCAATCTCCAGGAGGCACTTGGGACCGCTATAACGAGTTCGAACAGACTATGCTCAAGTACGGAACTGAAAGCGGCGCGCCTGAGATATACACTCCAGTAATGGACCGCCTCTCAAAGTCAACTCTCAAGGCCGCTGTGCTCCTAGCTGCTTGTCGTCAGGAGCCGGTAGGTAACGTTCAAGTCGAGATGTCCGATTTGCTTCGTGCCATCTCGTATTGTGAGCACTGGAGAGTTCATAACCTGGACGTAGCAGCGAACGTCGGGAAGACGTCGAATGAGAAGCAGTTGGATCAGATGCTGACTGCTATCACACGTGAGCCCGGTGTGCCACGTTCCAAACTGATGCAGAACTACCACCTCACAGCCAGAGAGGCTGACTGGATCCTAGAAACACTGGACCAGAGAGGTACGATCAGAAGGACGAAAAATGGTCGAAGTGAACGGCTCTACCCGGCTCTTATCAAGGGCTAACACGGCCTGGATGGAACTGGGTGCATGCCAGGATAGAGATGAAGACGGCAAGATCTTCTTCCCCGATCCAGGCAACAATGCCGTCATGGCAAAAAGGATGTGTGCGCGTTGTCCCGTTAGGGAGAGATGTCTTGACTGGTCGATAGAGACCCGACAGATGTACGGGATCTGGGGAGGAGTGTCAGAGAAGAAGCGTCGTCAGATGATGCACCTTCGTTACGGTAGGACTCCATACTATGCAATCATGGAGGAGGATGATGAAGACATCAGCAATAGTCCTGCTGTCGGGGGGACTCGATAGCACGACTGCGTTCTACAAGGCAATGTGGGAACGAGATGATGTCCGAGCGATCTCGTTTGACTACGGGCAACGGCATCGCAAGGAACTTGAAGCCGCTAGTTACTTCTCACGCCTACACGATGTGCCATGGCACGTTGTCAACCTTCAGACTCTTGGTGGGCTTCTGAAAGGTAGTTCGCTTAGCGATCCGGACGTCGAAGTTCCTGAAGGTCACTATGCCAAAGACACAATGAAGGCAACGATCGTTCCCAACCGCAACAGTATCATGCTAAGCTGTGCAGTCGGAGTTGCAGTTGGAAACAAGTTCCAAGAGGTCTGGGCAGCGATGCATGCAGGTGACCATGCCATCTACCCTGACTGTCGACCCGAGTTCATCGAGAAGCTGAACGAGCTTATCCCGATCGCCAACGCGTGGGAGGATCCTATCCCCAGAGTCATCACGCCCTTTATTGACTACACCAAAGACATGATTGTCAGGCTCGGATCCGACATGGGTGTCCCTTACGAACACACCTGGAGCTGCTACGAAGGTGGAAAGGTCCACTGCGGCAAGTGTGGGACCTGCGTTGAGAGGCAAGAAGCCTTCTACCTCGCAGGCGTTCAAGACCCGACCGAGTACGCTGACACCGAGTACTGGAAGGCAGAAACCGGAGTCTCTTCATGATGGAGATAGGCAAGACGTTCCAGTTCTCGTCAGGTCATGTTCTGTGGCGGGACGATTGGGACGAAGAGAAGAACATCAAAGTCTTTGACAAGTGTTCTCGCTCACATGGTCACAACTACAGCCTCACGGTTGCGATCTCCGGAGACGTAGAGATGGAAACCGGCATGATCATGAACTACTACCAACTAACGGACATCGTCAATCACCTCTTCATCGACGAATGGGATCACCGTGTCCTCAATAACATCAAGCCCTTTAGCGAGGGCATCCTACCAACAGCTGAGAACATGGTACTAGTCGCTCTTGAGGCGCTGAAAGCACAGTTCGCCTTGTCAATATGGAGACCTTCGAGAATTCACATCAAGGAGACAGACAAGACATACGCGGAATGGAGGTTCAGTGACTGAGTACGCCCACTCGTTCGGTGTGTTAGACGTTGTCTCGATGCTGAACCGTCGTGACACTGCTTACGTCGTGCCTACACTAGCACACGCCCTCGAGTGGTGGCGAGTCGTGAGGACGGCTGTGAATGAAGCTCACGGCAAAGACTGTGTGACCAACACCAAGACGGCGTGTGTTCTAAGATGCAACCACAGGGCCCTTCGTTTGTGGGTCCCTTATGAAGAAGATCCAACTCAACCAATGGACTTCGATCATGCATTCAAGTACAACTGCGACTACGTTAGTCCGTACTTCTACCCAAACGAACTGAGGTCAATGGTATGATTAGCGTCATACAGTTCCCGAACGACGTTGAACGCAAGTACGTTGTTACGGTTCGCATTGCCGATCTTATCCTAGAGAAGCTGACTAAGGAACAGTTCCGCGAGTTTACTGACTGGGACAAGCAACTACCACTTCTGGGATTTAGTCGAGTAGCCGAGGTGACCAGGTACTCTGACTTTCCGTTCTGTGACAAGGTGTTCATCATCAAGACGGACGAAGTAGTCAAGCCAATGTTGTTCGGACATGCTCTACCATACACTGCGGAGGCTCTATGAGGCTTCTGGAATTGTACACGACGGTTCAGGGAGAGGGGCCGAACGTTGGGAAGCCAACTACCTTCGTTCGGTTTGCAGGATGTAACATGAGGTGTCCCGGTTGGCCTTGTGATACTCCATATGCAATCTTTCCTGAGATCTGGCGGAAGGAGGCAGAGAACGTCCCTCCTAAGGAACTGTTCCTACGAGTCAAGGAACAGACACCGATGCACATCTGTATCACCGGAGGCGAGCCTCTCATCCAGAACCGAAGAGAGCTAACAGAGTTCCTTTGGTTCTTGCACAGCAATCGATACACGGTCGATATCTTCACTAACGGAAGTAGGCCTCTACACGGCTCTGGACCAGATCCTGATAATGAGAAGGTCAACTACCTAATGGACAACATCACCTTCATCATGGACTGGAAGCTTCCTGGAAGTGGAGAGCACCAGAACTATCTGGCTGAGCGTCATTACAACCTTGGGCAGCTTCGACCAAAGGATGCAGTCAAGCTTGTCATCAAAGACAACAAGGACCTCAAGTACGCCGAGGAGTACATCGAACGTTGGCACCATAGCTGGAAGCCTGAAGAACGGATCGATGCACAAGTGTACGTCGGTGTTGCTTGGGGTGAGATGTCAGAAGCTGACCTCGTACACTGGCTCAACGAGAAGGGCTACACCTGGGTCAAGCTCAACGTCCAAGTACACAAGTTCATTTTCGACCCGAATGAGAGAAGAATATGAACTGGGAGGGTTATATGAGGAGAACTATCCTAGTAGGACTGTTGACTATGGGCCTGGTTGCGGTACTCGCGACCCCCGCCTCCGCATCGAGCTTCGATATCAACTGCAAGTACACACGCACCCTATCGGACGACCCTATCGTGCTTCCGGGCCAGCCTGGGGCCTCGCATTCACATGACTTCTTCGGGAACAGGACGACGGATGCCTTCAGCACTTACGACACGCTGATCGGGCAGACCACGTCCTGTAGCTCTGACCCAGGTGACACTGCCTCGTACTGGATGCCAACGCTCTACAACAATGGGGTTGCGGTCCACGGCTCCCTGAAGGCGTACTACTACAACAAATACACGAGCGTCGGGTCTGTCATCGCTCCCCCTCAGGGGCTTCAGACGGTGGCAGGGGACTCACACGCAACCGCCCCCCAGTCAACGAAGGTTGTATACTTCGGCTGTGGCAACGGCACGGGAATCTCGAAGGTGACTTACCTTCCGAACTGCACCGGTCTGTCTGGCGGCAAGCTACAAATCCATGTCATCTTCCCTGATTGCTGGGACCAGCTTGGCCTCACCCGAGACCACGTCGTCTATTCGTACAAGGGCGTCTGTCCTGTCGGATATGTGCGGATGGCGCAGCTGATCGAGCGGTTCTCATTCGCCACCATCATCGACGCCCGAGGCGTGACGTTGGCAAGTGGCCCGTTCTATACGATGCACGCTGACTTCTTCAACAGTTGGAATGAAGCAGCCCTCGCTGCTGAGGTAGCAACCCTGTGAGAAACTGGAGGCGCATCTGATGGGTTGGCAGGACGTTGCGCCGTTGTTGAAAGACTCCAGTGCACGTCCCTTCATTCCGTACAACTTCCTTCGAGACCTCGACCCTAAAGCCCTCGAGCGTTTGGACGGGATACTTGAGCATCACCTTGAGATGGATGCAAACAATGTGAATGGTGCAAAACACGGTGCACCCGTTACATGTAGGATCTGTGGTAAGGCATGTGAGAACGGGCATTACCGAGGACAGCACGAGCGTGCGCACCGAGAGGGGAGGATCTGATGGACTGTGTAAACTGTGGTCATGATCAAGATGACCATAAATGGTCGGATGAGCAGAGCGCTACCATCTGTACAGGCGATGGTCTTTTCGATGACGGAACTCCCCAATGTGACTGTGACCTGTTCGAAGAGGATGAGGAGGATGAGGAGTGACCGACGCAGCAGTTGAGGCGGCAGTGGAGCAACTCTTGAAGTCACTTGGCTACGACGTTGAGGATGAGCAACACCTTCGAGACACGCCACGTCGTGTAGCCGAGTCGCTAACGGAGCTGACAACTCCAAAGGAATTTCAGTTCACGACCTTCGAGAATAACGACATCGATCAGATGATTATCGTCAAGGACATTCCGTTCTACAGTCTATGCGCACATCACCTTCTACCGTTCTATGGCTCAGCACACATCGGGTACCTGCCGAACTCTACTCTTGCAGGACTATCTAAGATCGCCCGAACAGTGAAGTACTTCATGCGAGGTCTCAATCTCCAAGAGGAGATGACCAATGACATCAAGAACTTCCTGGTGGAGCATCTCGAGCCAAAGGGGGTCATCGTTGTCCTTGAAGGTCATCATCTATGTATGGCGGTTAGAGGAGCCCAGACGCCTGACCACCTTACTACGACTTCTGCGTTGGCAGGGGTTTTCTTCGACCCCGAAAAGGGACCAGCCGCGCGAAACGAATTCTTCAGCCTAGTCAGGGGGATGAATGGTAGAAGGTAACGTACTAGACCAGCCGTTCCAAGAAGGTGATAACGTCAATCACCCTGCACACTACAATCGGCACCCAAGTGGAGTTGAGACCATCCAGATCACGGAGCACTTCAACTTCTGTGTAGGGAACGCCATCAAGTACTTGTGGCGATCCGGACTCAAGGAAGGAACGGACGCAGTTCTAGACCTGCAGAAAGCACGTTGGTACGTAGACAGAGAACTCAAGAGATTGGGGGCTGAATGAAGACGGCTGTCATTGCACCAACTGGCCTCTTGAAGAGGTACGCAGCCAGAAGCAAGTACCATCTGTGTCTTGCTCATCTATGCCAAGATGAGAATCCTTACTCCACATTCTATCGTGAAGCGTCCGATCGTGGTGAGTACGTCATCTTAGACAACTCCATCATCGAACTTGGTGAGCCAATGAACGAGCTTCAGCTCTATCGCGCCATCGACATTGTTCGTCCTACAGAGTTTGTCTGTCAAGACTTTCCTCGCGATCCTCCTACGACACACTTCTGGGCAATGGAGAAGGGTGCACAACTGAAGAAGCTCTACCCTGACATGAAGCTGATGGTTGTTCCCCAGTGGGGACAAGGTAGAGTCTTTGAAGACTGGTGGGCGAGCTTCCTGTGGCTCAGGAACCTTCCGTTCGCTGACACAATCGGGTTGCCTAAGTTCATCCGTGGTGGACGGTTCGTTGCAGCACAACGACTAGAGCAGGAGCCAATGCTCCGCCTCGATAAGGAATTCCATCTCCTAGGCACATGGGGCAATCCTCTCGAAGTCAAGGATATGACTCGCTACAAGTGGATCCGTGGAGTCGATAGCAAGGCACCTGTTCGCTTCGGCCAGTACGGAGTAGCTCTTCATCCAGAACGCGGTCTACTATCTGACTTCCGTGATGCAATCCCAGCACTCGAGTTCAACAACGCAGACGACCCAATGCCAGTAATCACGGACCATAATGTTAGAACCTATCTCACGTGGGCTCGAGGCGAACAAGATGCAAAGGTTCTTCAGTTCCCTTTACCTGAAGAAGGCTTTGAGACAAAGAGTAGGATCTTCAAGGGGCCGTAAATGGAGAAGGCACCAGGTGCCAAGTGTGACGAATGTCCACTCAAGGAGATGAAGCATGTTCCCGGAAGCGGACCGAACAGCGCGGCTCTTGCGGTCGTCGGAGAAGCCCCCGGTGCAGGAGAAATCGCAACAGGAGTTCCCTTCTCCGGAGTCTCCGGACAACTCCTCAACAACATCCTCAAGTACCACGGAATCAAACGAGAGGAGACCTATGTCACAAACGTCGTCCTATGTCGCCCCCCAGACAATCGGACACCAACGACAAAAGAGATTGGGGCCTGTCACAATCGCCTCATCCAGGAGCTTCGGGGTACAGGAGCCAAGAGTGTTCTCGCGTTGGGAGCTACAGCTGCGCAGTCACTTCTGGCCTCACGGACTGCTATTAGTAAACTTCGGACTGAACCAGACTTGGCGTCGCCGTACTTGGGATCTGGAGTTCATGTCATCCCTACATTCCACCCAGCGGCGGCACTCCGGACACCTGACTATTTCCCGTCCATCCTCAAAGATGTCGCAAAGATCAATGCTGTACAGGTTGTATGGGAACACACTAAATACCAGGTGGTCGACAACGAAGTCAAAGCAAGGGACCTCCTCAGCAAGCAAGTAGAACAGGCAGCTGGTAACGGAGGCATCATAACCTTCGACGCAGAGCTTGACATCGAAGCAATCAAAGGTGCAGTCGATCTAAAGAACCCAGTGTGGCTATGTGCAGGTATCTCATCGAGACCAGGAGCTGCCGTTGTTTACACCCCAGAGGTATTGACTCCAAACTTTTGGGCACAATTGAACGATACCTTCCTTGACAACCGTCTTCGTTGGACATACCAGAACGGTAAGTTCGACATTCAGCCCCTGTGGGGGTCTGGT